ACACGACTAGTCTTATCGTCTATTAATACACGATCAAGTTAGTCGTCTATGAACCCGTAGGGTGACGCACTACGTGCTAGTAATACACGACTAGATCGGTCGTATATACAGGCTATAGGGGAAATTCATCTCCGACACATTCAAACATTCATATCTATCTGCAATCATTACAACATTACACTTTCCCCCTCGCTTTGTCGTTACAAGTTTACAAGATGCTTTCCCTATGTCGTTGAACCCGTAGTATCCTACGCGCGCGTGTATCCTTTACCCATACCCGTAGAACATAGAACGAATCAGGAACATCCTTTGTCGCAAGCTTTCCTACACTTTTCTTTTCTAATGCTTTCAATCACTTATACGATTTCTCCTGGTTTTGTGAAAATAGTTGTTGACCTATCCAAAAGCTTGTCCTAAGTTGAATACATCGAAAGCAAGCAACCAAGGGAAAACAAAATGACTTACTCAGAAAGCGCCAAGGATGTAACGATAGACCTAGATCGCGCCATGAAAGAGTTGAAGCGGCACGGGATTGAACCTGATAGTTATTTGGTTACCTACTTCTTCAATGACCTAGGCAAGAAAGATACATACAGGGCCGCAGATGTTCTGGCGTGGATAGGGTACTAAGTGATCTTACAGATAGGCCTACGGGCCTATTCATAAGGTAACTTAACATAGGGGAATGCGATGTTCGTCGCTAACATCTTGAAGGTGTATGCTCAGGCTACACCAGAAGAAAAGCACCAAGGCTTGATCTGGTATCAGACGGCCAAGGATCAAGCTCAGGCTATTGCAGATGATTGCGAGATGCCATTGCGGATTGTCGTTGGTGTGATTGCAGCTTTGTCACCGACAAATGATTGGAAACAAAACATCAAAGATGCAAGGCTGTTCTGTCAGACCTTTGTCAATGGTGGCTATAGGGAAGATGTTAAAGCATCCACCTATAAGACTATGTGGGACAAGGCTTGGTCAATCTTAGTGCAAGCACCTGATGATTGCCAAGGCGTGGCTACTATTCTCAATGGGCCTAAGATCACGGACTTCTTTTGGTGCATCATGGGCTTTGATACTTGTGTCATTGATGGTCATGCTTGGGGCATAGCTCATGCAGATAGAAGGGTGATGCAAGAAGTGCCAAGCATAGGCAAGAAGGCAAGGATTGAATTGCAGGATGCCTATGTGGTGGCGGGCTTTGCCTCAGGTGTCACGGCATACCAGATGCAAGCGGTTACTTGGGTTACGTGGAAGCGCATTCATAACGTCTAAGGAAAAGGACTAAACAAATGTTTGATGATGTCGTGGGTGCGGTCGCACTCTTTGCGATACCTGTAGTCATGGCCTGGATTGGCCTAGGTTTGGGGTTGTAACAAGAGGGGTTGACAGATTACTATCCTTGTCGGTATGGTTTACCTGCACAGCCCTGTAAGGGCGTCACCATACTGGTTCAAGGCTAGTGATAAGGCAACACAACACAACACAAGGAAGTAAGACAATGGCTAAGAATCTTTTCGGTAAGTCCCGTCCCGTGTCAGCACCCTATGCAATCTATAAGGCGGGGGATTGGACATGGCACATCTGCAAGACATACAAGGTGGCAGAGAATGAGGCTAATGACGTCTATGCGAGGTGGTTTGTTTGGGCCAAGTCACCGCACACCTACGGGTCATTCGAAGGCGGCGACACCTATGTCATAGACATCATCAAGAACGCTACGCTTACCGCTTGCACACCTGAATGGCTTGAAGCACAGGGTTGGCGCAGCAAGTGGAACGAACACAGCCTAGAACGTATAGCTTAACACAAGAAAGGATAAGGCAATGGACTTTCGTATCCACATGGATGGTAACTTCTTTGCCTATGGCAAGAGTGACCAACAGTATGAGATTGGCGAATGCCGTGATGGTGGGTGGGTTCTGATCATCTACGGGGTGCGTAGGTCTAACGCAGCAACGTTTGAAGAGTGTAAGGTAGAAGCAGAGGAGTATGACAATGGCTTATGAACATAACAGCGAGGCTTACTTGGTAGTAATCAGGGCTAGCAGGGTGCATGAGTTGGCGCTTGACCTATACCATGCAGTTAGTCGGGGTGAACCTACGGGCCATGAGGTGGGCCAGATACAACAGGCAATGCAAGATTTGAGCAAAGCCTTTGATGATTGGGCAATGGATGAGGGGGATGAGTGATGCTGACCTATGGTAACAAAGCCTCTTGGCTTAACACTATCTGGACTGCACTAGATGGTCTGCCTATCTTTACGGCAGAGGATAGGGAACAGTGGGATAACATCGTTACTGCTATGGCTTGGGTCGCTGAAGAACTAGACGTTGAACAGGAGGATTTGGAATGACACGTGGACAGATCATGTCGGCTATGGATCACTTCGAAGTGGGTAAGTCTTACTCCTTCGCAGGGTGGGAGTTTAAGTTTGATTGGTCGCAAGGATATGTGGCACATAAGAATGGGAAGGTGTTGCATGACTTCGATTCCTTCCCTAACTTGGTGCATGACATGGCAGCAGAGGGGTGCTTTGAATGAGTGACGACCTGATCAAACGTGATGATGCGCTGAATGCCTGTGTATTGCGCGAAGACAATCCGCCAACTGAAATGCAACTAAGTCTACGCAATGTTATCAGCGCCCTGCCCACTGTGCCGACCCACAGTTATGCTGGGGAAAGTGAAGCCTCTGTGTATGACCGCAAAGGGTTCCCGCCCATTGAGATTGTCAATGACCCCGCCGCTATTCGTGAGGCTGCGCTGCAAGACCGCATCGAACAGTTGGAGCGTGAGAACGCACGGCTTGATGCTGGTTGGACTGATGCGAATGCCCGCGCTTTAGCCGCAAGGCTCGAAGTAATTAAGGCTGACACAGTCGAAGCCAAACTCGCCAAGGCGGTGGAGTCTATCAAGCAGTCTATCAAACTGTGGGAAAAGTCTGATGGTGGGGATCGAGAGCGCAGACTTGACAACGCCTACGATGGGTTTGAATTGCTTTGCCTTGCGCTGGCTGAACTGGAGGGTGGGAAATGACTGACACCCGAAAAGATATGCACTTGGTAGGACATGGCACGGAGAGGCAGCAGGAGCGCCTTACAAGCAGCATACGTGGTCACCTTACCTCAGCCATAGCAGATGCTGATTGGCTATCTAGCGAGGCTCTCATGGGCCAGGCTGAGGATGATCTATTCTATCTTGAGGATCAGGTAGCAAAGGGGTATCTCTATGGATCATACTAGTGGTGTCGTCTACCTCATCATCACTATCGTAGTCCTGTGTCGCTTTGATCTAGTCATCACAGTCATCTACAAACTCTTCAAGAGAGGGGGTTGACAGATGTAAGAATGGCTGTATGCTCAGGCTTGTCCTGCCACCCTCCGTATACCTTACTCTAAGGAAAGGCTATCAAGATGTCTGAACTACCACACCAACCATGTCCATACGATGGATGCTACTCAACTGATGCCTTCTCCTACAACACAGAGGGTTATGGTTTCTGTCACTCATGTAATAGGACATACCCTAGCAGCAAGGATACACTACTACCTTGGGCTAGTGAGAAGTATCCTACTGTCTTCGCTATCAAGAAGGAGATGAAGGTGGCTAACTCCCCTACTACATTGTCTGTCGTTGAGAGTATCTTGACACCAGTGGTACGAGGGTATCGTGACATCAACAAGGATGTGATGCAGTACTACAACTGCTTGACATACATAGATGCTAATGGAGAACCTGTTAAGCAGGAGTATGTCTATCCTCATGGTGGCAAGAAGACACGTACCTTGCCCAAGTCTTTCCGTACTGAGCAAGGCTTCAAGACAGATGAACTCTTTGGTATGGACAAGTTCAATGCTGGCTGTGCTAAGGCAGTGACCATCACAGAGGGTGAGCTAGATGCTATGTCTGCTTACCAGATGCTAGGCTCTAAGTATCCTGTCGTATCCCTACCCTCAGCGACACCCTCAGGTAAGCTCTTCGAGAAGTGTAAGGATTGGTTGGATAGCTTCGAGAAGATTTACCTATCCTTCGACAGTGATGGTAAGTCGGATGGTGTCGCACAGAAGCTGGCTAACATCTTCCCTAACAGGGTATACAATGTACCTCACGACAAGTACAAAGATGCTAACGAGTTCTTGCAAGCAGGTGCAGCTAAGGATTACTCCAACGCATGGTGGAATGCACAGAAGTATATCCCTGAGAACATCTTCAACACGACTGAACAGTTCCTCTCTATCATTCACGACGAAGATGATAGCAGCTACCTATCTACGGGTATCCAAGCACTAGACGATGTGATCCTTGGCCTTATGCGTGGCCACTTCACAGTCTTCCAAGCACCTGAAGGTATCGGTAAGACTGAGTTCATGCGTTACCTAGAGTACAACCTACTGATGAAGCATGAGGATGTACCTATCGCTATCTGTCACATGGAAGAGGTGAAGAAGCGTGGTCTACTAGGCCTGGCCTCCTACCTTTTGGACAAGAACGTAACACGTAAGGACCTGATCACTAACCAGACTGAGGTTGATGATGCTGTACGTACCATGACTGAGAAGGAGAACCTCTATCAGTTTACCATAGGGGTAGACGAAGATCCTCTTGAGATACTGGAGCGTATCAGGTTCTTGTCGCAAGCCTGTGGTGTACAGTACATCTTCTTCGAACCTATCCAAGACCTAGCCTACTCACGACAAGGGGATGAGAGTGTCGAACAGTTCTTGTCGCAGCTATCTACTAAGTTATCACGACTAGCCGCTGAGCTTAACGTGGGTATCGTAACCATTGCCCACGAGAATGATGATGGGGCTATACGTGACTGTCGCATGATTGGTAAGCGGGCCTCCGTTGTAATCAAGCTTAAGAGGGATCAGATGTCAGAGGATAATGATGCACGTAACACCACGGAATTGTTGGTATTAAAGAACAGACCGACAGGCACTACGGGATTTGCAGGACAGTTGTTCTTCGATGCCGACACCTTCACCCTAGCTGAGAAGTATGCAGGTAACCAATGATCTATGTAGCAATCATCCTCTACACTATGGGTGCATTCCTCTACAACATCCACCAGATGACAGTCATCCACTTCAGGAACATAAAGGAATACAGTAGCCTTAACGTCACGATGGACTCAGTGTTCTGGCCTATCCATGTACTAGAGATGATGATACACGTACTACTTAACCCAGATGGGGACGACGAAGATGACGATGATGAGGGAACACAGTAAGCGGGTAGCCTTAGACATAGAGACGGATGACCTGAATGCTACACGTATCTGGGTCATCTGTACTGAGGACATCGACACAGGAGAGACTAATACCTTTCTTAACGTAAGCCACATAGAGGAGGAGAGGGAGAGGTTCTTGCTATACGTCAGTGGCGTACATACCCTAGTCTTCCACAACGGGATAGGCTTTGATGCACCAGTGATCAACCGACTACTGAAGACAGACTGTATCGACATGAGTAAGATCGTAGATACATTGGTCGTTAGTAGGATAGTGGACTACAGCATCAAGGATGGGCATAGCCTGGACGCATGGGGTAAGCGGCTCAACCTATTCAAGGGACACTTCAAGGACTTCTCCGCACTAACACAGGAGATGATTGACTACTGTACGCAGGACGTTAAGGTCACAGTGAAACTCTTCAAGAAGTTTGAGAGTATAATTGCTGATCCTGAGTGGCAGGTAGCACTACGATGTGAGCATGACATCCAGATCCTATGTGAACAGATGACAGACAACGGCTTCAAGTTTAACTTACCTGATGCTGAGGATATGCTGGCTGAGATACGACTATCTATGGATGACCTAGAGGCTGGCTTCCAACAGGACTTCCCACCTAAGTTAGAGGAAGTTAACCGACTGAAGTATAGGTTGAAGAACGATGGTAAACCTTACGCTACTGTAACTAACGCTAAGGAGAAGTGCGTCACTAGCTACTTGGTAGGTGATGAGTTGATCTGCTATGATTGGAAGAAGTTCGAACCTTCATCTCCTCAGCAAAGGATCGACAGACTATGGGATGCTGGGTGGACCCCAGTAGATAAGACTAAGGGGCATATGGAGTGGGAACGTGAGCAAAGGAACAGCAGAGGAAACAAAACGTGGGGAAAAGTTCGCTAGGTATGGGTGGATGTGCAATGAACTCAACCTCTCCACCCTACCTGACGATGCACCACAAGGGGCCAAGAACCTAGCCGAATGGTTGACCCTAGAGGGTAGACGTTCTAGTCTTGAGGAGTGGATAGGTCACGTTAAACCTGATGGTAGGATACATGGCAGGTTCACCCACATGGGGGCATGGACAGGAAGGATGGCTCACTCCGCACCTAACCAAGCTAACATCCCTGCTGCTTACCACGGCACACCTACGACAGCAGTAGACATAGTGAAAGCTGAATATGATGGACGTATGCGTAGCCTGTGGACTGTGGAGCAAGGCAACTACCTAGTAGGCACAGATGCTGAGGGTATCCAGCTACGTGTGCTAGCCCACCTGATGAAGTCTGAGGAGTACATCCACGCTATCGTATCGGGTAAGAAGGAAGACGAGACTGACATCCACAACGTCAACCGCAAGGCATTGGGTATCTCTCATGTGACACGGGACATGGCTAAGACTTTCATCTACGCCTTCCTACTAGGCGCTGGTGTGGGCAAGGTAGCCACTGTCCTCAAGGTTAACCAACGTGAAGCAGCGGAAGCTATCGACAACTTCACTAACTCTATCCAAGGTCTAGCTGACCTTAAGAAGAAGATGATACCATACATTGCTAATCGTGGATGGTTCAGAGGATTAGATGGTCGTAAGGTTCCCGTACCATCTGAGCATAAGGCATTGGCGGGGATGCTACAGAATGGTGAGGCTGTCGTTATGAAACACTCAGCCATATCCTGGACTAAGGCTGCTACTAAGATGGGTATCAAGTACAAGCTAGTGACTTGGCCCCATGATGAATGGCAGACAGAAGTAGAAGGGTCTATGCTAGACGCAGAACTACTAGGTACTATCCAACGTCAATCTATTGTTGACACGGGGAAGAAACTGAGTATACTCTGTCCACTAGCTGGATCAACTGATATCGGCGTAACGTGGGGCGATACCCACTAATCAAAGGGAATACAACTATGGCTTTCAAATCTGTAACGACCACTGGACCCATCGAATGGGCACGTATCTTCGAAGACAACCGTGACCTGAAGGGTTACCAAGACGCATACGTAGAGTGTGATGGTGCTTACACACTGTCTCAGATCCTGAGTAAGGAAGAGTTCCAGAAGTTGCAACAAGCTGGCACACAGAAGAAGCCAGTACAGAAGCGACTGATGGATGGTGAGCTTGTCATCAAGTACGAGCGTAAGCATAAGGTCGTGACCAAGGATGGTACTGTTGTGCTTAAGGCAGGTGGCCCACCCAAGGTACTTGATGCTGAGGGTAAGGCTTGGACTGCTGATCATGGTGATATTGGTAACGGATCAGTGGCTGAGGTTACCAATCTTATCTCTACCTTCAAGGGTCTAGATGGTAAGATGTATAGCCGTACTTCCTTGGTTGAGGTTAAGATCATCAACCACATCAAGTACGAAAAAGATCAAGCAGCTTAAGTAAAAGGGACAGCGATATGATTTGCTATAAGGACATGACCTTCTGCTGGGCTGCTTGTGACAACGACAAGTGTAGCCGTAAGTACACTAAGGAAGTTATAGCTAATGCTGTTAAGTGGTGGGGAAGTAATGGAGCACCTATCGCTGTCCAAGATATGTCTGCTAACTGTGATGAGTTCATAGCTCCAAAGGATGATTGGGAATGATGATGCGTAGTGTATTCTATATCTGGCTAATGATCTCAGCAACTCTTGCCGTATACAATCCAGAGGTAGTAGGGCAGTGGCAAGCTATGAGAGACATTGCCTACGAGGCAGCATGGGAGGAGACAGTACCATGATTACTGTTGACTACATCGACGATGCTTATGCGGCAGGGTTTCTTGAGGCTGATGGTTGTATCCACATAACTAAAAATACAGCCTGTGTTAGGATCACCAATAGGAATCTTGAGGTACTTAAATGGTTTGAGGTAAGGTATGGTGGGCAAGTTAGGTCTAAAGTTGTCCCTGCTGGGTGTTGGGAGTGGAATGTCCACAGCGATAAAGCTGTTTTATTCATAGGTCAGGTCTACGAGTATCTAGTATTTAAGAAGCCACAAGCTGACTTACTATTAGAGTTTGCCAACACAAGACAAAAGCGGGGTATCAAACTACCTGACAATATCACTAACTTACGTGAGGGTATTAACGCAAGGATGAAGAAGGAGAAGGCACAATGGCGGGCATAGATGTTACGTATTTGGACCACATGGGGACAGACCTTAGCGTAGCTAATGCAGCACGGGTATCCTTTGGTAAGAAGAGTGAGATGCTTGAGGATAAGCATGGCTTCTGGTACGTCCAATCGAAGGACATCAAGCTTATCAAGTACCTTGCCAAGCATAAGCACTACTCACCTTTCGGTCATGCCTTCGCATCCTTCCATGTCAAGGCCCCCATCTTCGTAGCACGACAGCTAGTCAAGCATAAGTTCCTACGATGGAATGAGATTAGTCGTCGCTATGTGGATGATCCTCCTGAGTTCTATGTACCTAAGGTATGGCGAGGTAAGTCTGAGGATAAGAAGCAAGGATCAGAGGGTGTAGTAGATATCTACGATGTTATCATGTATGAGAATGGTGGCATCATTGGACCTTGGACCCTTGGCGAGGAGATGCAAGAACACTTCGACAGATCAATGGAGCAGTACAACCTACTGCTTAAGTCTGGAGTAGCACCTGAGCAAGCACGTATGGTACTGCCTCAATCTATGATGACTGAATGGTATTGGAGTGGATCACTTGATGCCTTTGCTGATATGTGCAAGCTACGCTGCAAGAGCGACACACAGTATGAGACACGTATCGTAGCAGACAAGATCAGTGCAGTAATGGCTGACCTATTTCCTCACTCATGGGAAGCACTGTTAAGTGTGACTGAAGATGTACTAACACCTAAGATACTCCTTAAGCTAGACGACTACACTGCTTGGGAATATTACAACGAAGGAACTGAATGATGATCATCTTAGTCGATGGAGACGTTATCGCGTATAGGGCCTCCTTCGCTAAGGAAGGTGCATCACTAGATGAGGCTAAGGAAAAGACTGATGAGTTGATGGATAACATCATCTTCAACACTACCCAACGTGAAGAAGAAGTGGAAGTATTCCTAACAGGTAAGGGAAACTTCCGTTACACCCTAAGCCCTAGCTACAAGGCTAACCGCAAGGATACACCTAAGCCCGAACACCTCAGCGATGTACGTAACTACATGGTAGATATGTATGGTGCTGTCGTTAGTAAGGGCCAGGAAGCTGATGACCTTATTGCTATACGAGCGACAGAGTTAGCATACAACTGCATTATTGTATCCACCGACAAGGACTTCAAGCAAATCCCCTGCACCCACTACAATCCAGTAAAGGATTTTTCGTTTGTAGTGGAGGAGTTCGAAGCTACCCTGTTCTTCTATACTCAGATACTGACAGGAGATAGGGCAGACAACATAGAGGGTCTATACGGTATCGGTCCCGTTAAGGCTGGTAGACTTCTTGAGAGTGCAACGACAGAGGAAGAGCTATACGAACGTGTCATGACTGCATATGAAGGTAATGAAGAACTCGTTACCATGAATGCTAGGTTGCTCTGGCTTCGACGCAAAGAGGATGACGTATGGCTCCCGCCCAATCAAAGGTAAGACAACGAGCATTGAAGGCAGGGTACAGGTCAGGGTTGGAGGAGACTATAGCACTCCAACTAACAAGCCTATCTGTACCCGTTATGTATGAGACTGAGAAGTTCAAGTATGATGTGAATGAGGTACGCACGTACACGCCTGACTTCCTGCTTCCCAATGGAATCGTCATTGAATCAAAGGGTAGATTTGTCGCTGCTGATAGAAAGAAACATCTACTCATCCAGGAGCAATACATTTTCCTTGACATCAGATTCGTCTTCAGCAACAGTAAGGCTAAGCTTACTAAAGGATCTAAGACTACCTACGGGGATTGGTGTAACAAGCACGGGTTCCTTTACGCTGATCGACTAATCCCTGAGGAGTGGATAAAAGAATGCCCCTGATACATCGCGTACTCAACGGACCATTGACAGATGACGAGGAGAACATCCTTTGTCTGTGCCTAGTAGAAGAAGATGGTGAACTCTATGAAGAAGAGTTGATCTTCGATACTATGGAAGATGCTATGGCTTTCTGCGACCACTTCAAGGTATCTATCGAACCAATTGTACTTGAGCAGGGATGGGTAGACCATTGACAAATCGTACCGCTATCGTGTATACTTGCGCTCACGCAGATCCTGGAGCAAGTAACATCCGCTTCGATTGGCTAGGTAGTCTTATCGAAGACATCAAGCCTGACTACGTGGTAGACTTAGGTGACGGGGCTGATATGCGTAGCCTCAATACCTACGACACACGTTACCCACAAGCTATTGTATCTCAGTCCTATCAGGCTGACATTGAAACGTATAACGATGCACAGTCACGCATCTGGGATCGCTTCAGGCTTAAGAAGAAGAAGCGTCCTTGGCGTATTGGTTTCGAGGGTAACCACGAACATCGTCTGAAGAAGGCTATCTCTGTCGATCCCCGTCTAGAGGGTAGCAAGTATGGTATCTCCTTCTCCCACCTACAGACTGACTATTGGTTTGATGATTACCATGAGTACAAGAACTCAGCCCCTGCTCTAGTTGATTATGATGGTGTCCTCTATGGGCACTATGTAGCTAGCGGCAACTTTGGGTCTGCTCTATCGACTAAGCACCACGGCTACTCCCTCACTGAGAAGCTATCATGTAGTGCAACTGTTGGGCATAGCCACAAGTTCCACTACTACGTCAAGGCTGAGGGTAGACCTAACCCTCTCCATGCCCTTGTCGCTGGATGCTTTAAGGGTAAGGAAGAATCTTGGGCTGGACAGGCTAATGCTGAATGGACTAAGGGTGTCGCTATCAAACGCTACATCAGTAATGGAACTTACGATCTCCAATGGGTAAGCCTTGCCGCATTGGAAAAGGAGTACGGGTAGATGTTTGACTTAGAGAGTAAGATCAGAGAACTGGTCGATAACTATGGACTGATGTTGCTCCTCGAACAGAATGACATCTCTGAAAGGTTTGTCATTAAGTACCTAGTCCTTGAAGGTTTCATTGACGTTGATGACTACTTCAATCTTGACGCAGAACTAGAAGAATGGAAGAGGGTAGAAGAATGATTAGTGGTGATGACATCGAAGCGTTCAAGGATCAGCAGTTCGAAGATGTGCTATCCTTTACAGACTACCAGATCAAGGCACGATCCTTTGCCTTCTACGACGACAAGCTTATCTATCCTACCCTTGGTCTATGTGGTGAGGCAGGTGAGGTAGCGGAGAAGGTGAAGAAGTTCCTACGTGATGGTACTCTAGATGACCGTGAGGTAGCCAAGGAACTAGGTGATGTACTCTGGTACTTGTCTAACCTAGCAGAGGATCTAGGGTACGATCTAATGGAGATTGCAACGATGAACATCTATAAGCTAGAAGATCGTGCAAGACGTAATGCCCTACGTGGCTCAGGCGACAACCGATAGGAGAGGTAGAATGAATATCAACACACAGTCTAAAGACTACACTGCTGTCAATGGTGGCCTATCTAAATTAGCTAAGGCTGATGCAGATCGTAAGGGCTACAAGTTTGTGACCAAGGCTGAGAAGGCTCGACGTAAAGCTAACCGCAACTCGGATGAGAAGAAATAATGAACAACCATCTACCCACTGACTACCAAGCCTTCATCCACACATCACGCTATGCTCGTTGGCTTGATGAGGAGAACCGTCGAGAGACTTGGACTGAGACTGTTAGTCGCTATATGCAGAATGTAATAGTCAAGAAGACACGTGACGAGATCATCGTAGGTGACATTGAAGAGGCTATCCTTAGCCTTAACATCATGCCTTCTATGCGGGCACTGATGACTGCTGGCCCTGCTATGGAGCGCGACAACACCTCAGGCTACAACTGTGCATACCTGGCAGTAGATGATCCCAAGTCCTTCGATGAGGCTATGTTTATCCTGCTGTGTGGTACAGGTGTAGGCTTCTCAGTTGAACGACAGTACGTAGGTAAGTTGCCTGATGTACCTGAGACACTGTTCACCTCTGAGGATTGGATCGTAGTACACGACAGCAAAGAGGGATGGGCTAAGGCTCTGCGTAAGCTCATTGCCATGCTGTACGCTGGTGAGATCCCTAAGTGGGATGTCTCTAAGGTACGTCCTGCGGGTGCTAAGCTTAAGACCTTTGGTGGTCGTGCATCTGGACCTGGCCCCTTGGTCGAACTGTTTAGCTTCACCATCAGTACGTTCAAGGCAGCAGCAGGACGTAAGCTGTCCTCTATCGAATGCCATGATCTGATGTGTAAGATTGGTGAGGTAGTGGTAGTCGGTGGTGTACGTCGATCAGCTATGATCTCTCTGTCTAACCTGAGTG